ATAGATGCACTCGTGCAGCTTGATCAACCGGTCTTACTATTCGACGAAGCAGACAAACTAAGCGAGCGCGTATTTCATTACTTCATCGACTTGTACAATCGGCTGGAGGATCGCTGCGGCATCGTCTTTTTCTCCACCTCTTACATCAAGCGCAGAATGAAGATGGGTTTGCGCTACGATAAGAAAGGTTACAATGAGATAGACAGTCGTATCGGTCGCAAGTTTTTCGAGCTCGAGCAGACGAGTCCGCAGGACGTGGCTTTGGTCTGCGATGCAAACGGAATTAAAACGAACAAGGAATTGTCCGCCATCATCAGAGAAACAGAGGAGTGCGGTTTCGACCTGCGCCGAGTGAAGAAAGCCGTACATAAGACGCGGCGCATGCGGGAAGTAATAAAATAGTGTTCGAATGATGGTTAAACGGAAGACGAACAACGACGGAACAAGGCGCCTGCAGCGCGCGCTATCGGTAAACGATGTATATGCATTGGAAAAGCCCACTTACTGCCTTTCCGGCAAATGGCACGAAGCTTTCGGAGAAATCGACCGGACAGGGGTGTGGTTTATTTGGGGCAAGAGCGGCAGCGGAAAAACCACTTTCGTACTCGAACTCTGCAAGGAATTGGCAAAATACGGCCGTGTAGCTTATGACAGTCTTGAAGAGGGAGACAGCCTGACGATGAAAGCATCTTTTGTTCGGGTCGGTATGAAAGATGTGTCGCGGCGCGTTATCTTGCTCAATCGCGAAAACATGGCTGATTTGAGTGAGCGGCTGCGTCGGCCTAAAAGCCCCGACATCGTTGTTATCGACAGCTTTCAGTACACGCGGATGAGATATGCGGAATATCAGCGCTTCAAGGAGGCACACAAAGACAAGCTGCTCATCTTCATCTCACACGCGATCGGTGATCAACCTCGCGGTGCAGCGGCTGAATCTGTGATGTACGACGCGACCATGAAGATCCTGGTCAAAGGTTATGTGGCGATCAGTAAAGGGCGTTTTCACGGCGAGACCGATCGTTACGTGATTTGGGAAGAGAAAGCAAAGAAGGTATGGGGTGAAGACTTGGCCGCTGCCTTGGATAAGTTTACAGAAAAATAGAAATCGATATGAAAGCAATACATTATCATCCGGGCCGAAAGCTGACGGCGAATTGCCTGAATACGCTGATTGATCGCGTCCCGGTCAAGGAGCAAGAACGCTCTCTTAATCATGAGTTGTTCAATTTAGGCTGCCTGCTTTTCGAGATGGCGCGGAGTGCCGGCGCGTGCGAACTTATGAAAGCAAGGCTTTGTGAGATCGGCATGGAGAACGCGCAAGATGAAGGCAAGCGTGCAGTAATTTTCAAGCATTATGCAAAGGGCACATTGGATGAGCATTTTGCAAGTGTGCTCTTGGTTACGCTCTCTTTTTTCAAAACGCACAATATATTGTTCGGTCACGACGGGGAGATCTTGGCGGGGTATCACGATTTTCGCAGCAAGACGTTTGAAGAGAATGCTTATTCATTGCTGCAATATCTGACTACTTCCACCGGCGAGCAGACACGCAATACGCTACTGAGGCTTTATGTGCGAGACTTATTTGATTGGTCGCGCAGCTTAGGCATAGACTTGTATTTTGTAACCTACAACATGTTGAAATATTATGAGTAAAGTGATCAAGATTATCGAATTGTCTGCCGAGTGCGTTATGCCCGGCAATACGGTTGAAAGCCTGCAGAGTAGTGGCCACGTATGCGGTTATTGCAGCGGCAATGGTTATTTTGAGGGTTACGATGAGTTTGGCGAAAGCATCAAAGAACCTTGCGAGGTGTGCGGTGGCAGTGGCCGACTCGATGCGAAAATCATTATAGATTGGGGGAAAGAGAAATAATTAAAATCCTTTCTAATCTTCGTAACATTGGAAAGAAAAAGCTATAGAATTATGGAAAGTCTGGAACAAGATGTATTGGCAGTCAATAAACACAAGATAGACTGGGAGCAACGCAGGTATGAGGTTGCTAAAGATCTTTATGTTCAAACCTGCCAGCAGGCAAAATTAAATGGTGATAATAGCGCTGCAGATACGTTCAAAGCTGCGGCACTGTTATCTACTGTGATTGCCGATTATCTAATAAAAGCTCTTAAGGAAAGAGAAGGGGGTTGTAACCCTTGGCATAAAGTCTCTGAAGGAAATCTACCGGTAAGTAACTGTTGTGCTTTGTGTCTCTATAAACCGGGAAAGAAGGACAATTATCCCACTGTTAAATATCTCCATTATGACTTTGCAGACGGAAGTTGGTCCAACCCTAACTCGAGTCGTCCAATTCCATTCGAAGAACCTGATTATTGGATGGAGTTACCAGCCTTGCCTGAATAAAAATTATGCCATTCAAAAAATGTAAGATTATGAAGAATAAAGTAGAAAATTTCAGACGTTTTTATGCTGCTTTTAACAAGCTTCCGCTTCACTGTGATGCTAATGATCTGAAGGCCTCTTTGGTCAGACAGTTTACGAATAACCGCACGAGCAGTTTGCGTGAGATGACGCCGGCAGAGTATCGCCGCCTTTGCATTAGTGTCGAGTCGGAAATAAAGCATAAAGTAGATATGACGAACTTGCGCGCTGAGCGATCTGCCGTCTTACATCTTATGCAAAAATGCGGCATAGATACTTCGGATTGGTCGGCCGTAAATAGTTTTTGCCAAAGTCAGAAAATTGCGGGACAACGTTTTTCGCAGTTGGACGAAGACGAGCTACGAAAGTTGTATCTGCGCCTGCGTATGATTCTACGAAAAGGCGGCCTGAAACATCGCAAAAACACTGCAGAAGAGCAAGTAATAGTAGTAATGCCTAAACAACCTCATGTATGTTAAGTCCGGCACAAGCCCTTGCAAAGCTCAAGAATGAGTTAAGCGAATTGAGTACAGAAGAATTCTGCGCGTTCTTAGAGCAGCTGAAATTCGAGATCGAACAAGAAATAGAGTTGCAAGAATGGAGAGAAGAGTAATTGTATAAATAATAATTGATAAGTATGAGAAAAATAGATCATCCTGCGAATTGTGTAGGAGTAGTTACAGTGAAATGGTCTGTGCAAAACGACGATACGAAGACTGTCTACAGCCAGACTTTCGGCTTTCGGGCCTGTTGGCTGAACAAAGATGCAGTAAAAAAGCTGAAAGAAACGATTCAAGCCAAAATCAGGATACTTGTAGAGGGAGATAAAACATATTTCGGCATCACAGAAAGTTCTATCGTAAGATATTCTTCGAGTGTTAAAATGATTGGTTGCGATTTTGTGTTAGAGGCAAAGAGCAAAGAATAAAAGTGTTATGGTAAAATTCGTAAAACTCAAATTAGGGAACGGCCTTTATATAGCGCTACGCAAATCAGACGTTGTGGCTATTTATGAAGATTTTGACAGCAAGGAGAATAAGGAGTTGTTTATAGAAGTAGCAGGCGGAAAAGATCCTTTCGTACTTACGAACAGCGACTACTCTATTGATGATCTTATCAAACTATTTGAATAACATTTTAACAGTAATAAAAATGGAGACAAACAAGAAAATAGAGGTACAAGACCTTACAAAAGAAGAACGCGCTTCACTGCTGGCACAGTTACAAGAAGAGGCACGCACTGAGAGTTGCAAGAAGCGTGCAGCGTATGAATCGTTACGTACAGAATTTATGCAAAACGTAGAAAAGCGTCTCTCCGAGGTCGTAGATGTCGTGCAAGATTTCAAAAAGTGGTTGATTGATGAGTCAGCCGCCTTTTTGGACACGCTGAAAGAATACGGGAAAGTCAAGAATTCAGAACAAAAAGGATTCACGATTACAGAGGGCGATTTCAAGCTGGAAGTATCTTTCAATAAAGTAAAAGGATTTGATGAGCGCGCGAATGCGGCAGCCATTCGACTGATCGAGTATCTCGAGCGGTACATAGAAAAGTCGGATAAGGGCAAAGAGGATCCTATGTATCAGCTTGCTATGTCGTTATTGGAACGTAATAAAGTCGGAGATTTTGAATACAAAAGCATCTCAAAACTTTATTCCATGGAGGATAAATTTGATGACGAATATCGCGAAATCATGGAACTTTTCCGCGAATCCGACACAGTTCGAACAACGGCGACCAACTTTTATTTTCATAAACGAGATAAAAATGGTTTCTGGGTAAAAATAGAGCCGAGTTTTTGCAGGATATGAGAATGGGAATCAGTATCTTTGCAATTGGAAAAAGTCTTTTTATAAACTGTTTGGGGCTTATCTGATGTTGCTCTTTTCAGAAATGGCGGTGAGTCTTACGATTTTCCGCCATTCTCTTTTTATTTGTAAATAAAATACGTAATTTTGTTCGCAAAACCAACTTGCGATGAGCGAAATATCTACCAATCCTGAAACTCAGAAGCAGACTCGGCGTAGGCGTAATTCTGCAGCCGCGGTCCGTACAAATGGGCAGTCTTCACGTGAAGAACGTCGTGCCCGTCGTAATCAGACACTTGCAACGCGTTACTTTTATTATAGTGAAATCTGCCATTATCGCTTTGATTATACATTAAGTCTGCTGTCCTCACGTGAGTTTTTCTTGGATGAGCGCACAATTTCGCAAATCATAATCGAAGAAAATGATTACGTAAATCAGCTATTAGAAACACGCCCGACTTGTGAAGATTTGGAGAAGGCTTATCCGGGCTTTCGATTTCCTACTCCATAAATCTTGTACGATAGACGATGTTAAAGATCTTTATACCGTCGTAACGTCCTGCAGATGTCGCTTTAATTCGTTGTAACGGCGCGAATTTGCCGTTATCCCACCATTGCAGCGCTTGATGTATGTTGTTGATAATATCGTACTTTTCGAGCGCTTTTTTACGCACCTCTATCGGCGCTGCTGCGTTTGTCGTGCCTGTACGCAGAAAAGCTATACGCAGATTGATCTCTGCCGTTACTGTTTGTTTCCCACCCGCTCCGCTCTCACAGTTTATATAAGCGATGTCGACGAATGCGCAAGGCCATGCAGCAGCAGGGCGCTCTTCTGTATCAAGTTGACCCTCTTCGATATCTATCCACCTCAATTGTGGAACAGCATCCTTAAGTCTTTCACAAATAGCAATTATGAGTTCTTTATCCATCTTATTTATTTTCATTAAGTAAGTCTTGTAAGTGTCTTACTATTCGTTTATACATCTGTTCATTCAACTGTTTTGCCGGGCCGAGAAATTGCCGTTTTATCACGCGCATATAACGTGTATGCGCTTTTACCTCGACGATCCCCCGGCGCGTGTTTCGCGTGTGTGCGGGAACGTTTACGCCACCCGAAAAACCCTCATTGTGCACCTTCGCATACGTGACCTTGCTATTACCTGCAGATATAACAACGCGGCTTGTCGAAATTTCCGATGGCCGTATACTGTTTACCAGTGCGCCCGTATCGATGAGCAGTGAGCCACGCGATTTTGGTCGCCCTGGTCTCCAAGGGTTTCCATCGAATCCTTTTCTGCGAAATGAATCCTTAAAGTAACTTGTTGCCGTTTCTACGACGATGTCTGCCACGTCCGGCAAAACCTTTTCAGGTAATCTTTTGAGGTATCTTTCGAAAGTTTTTGTATCCATTTTGTTGCGTGTTTGATTATAAGATGCTATATTTGCGATGTCCTTTCACCGGCGTTAAGGAGCGGAAAACCTTGGTAGTAAATGG